TTTATGCAACCTCTCGTGCAACCTCTTGGTGAACTTTAAAATCTTTGGAATCCATCCCGATCTTGACTCTCATCAATCAACCTTCCTGATACACCCTTCCCCCTCATTCTTGACATTGTTTGTAGCGTGACGCAAGGTTTGGAACCAATTAACGCAAGGTATGAAACCAATTTTGCAGCGTTTTTTGGGCCGTTTTAATTGCCAATTAAAAGCTCCGTCCTCTGCTTTGATCTGCTGCCTTCCTTGCGGCTCATCGAGTAGGTCAGATTCACCTCCTCGATAGTAAACCGGCCAAACAGCTCCCGTATCTCCGGGGTATCGTTGAGGGTCATCAGAAAACGCCCCTTGATGCCGGCAAGTACATCGGCCAGGTCGCTGAAATCCTGCTCCTCGAAGTCATGCTTGTAGCCAGGGATGTGCCAATACGGCGGGTCAAGAAAGAAGAGGGTGTGCTCCCGGTCATAGCGGGGAATCAGAACCCGGAAATCCAGGCACTCAATGGTGACCTGGGCCAGCCTGATCCAGGCGTCCTGGAGGGCCTGCTCCAGGGTGAGAAAATTCAACCTTGGCGTGCCGACGGTCTGGGTGCCGAACGTCCTGCCCCGTACCTTGCCGCCGAAGCAGCTTTTCTGCAGGTACAGATACCGGGCGGCCCGCTGGACATCGGTGAGGGTATCCGGATTGACCATCATCTGCCGCGAAAACTCATCTCTGGCCACCAGGCAGTATTTGAACTGCTTATGCAGTTCCTCCGGGTGATGCTTAACGACCCGGTAAACCGTGATTAAATCCCGGTCCAGATCGTTCAGGATCTCGGTTGGCGATGGGTCCTTGGCAAACAGTACATTCGCGGCGCCGGCAAACACCTCGACATAACAGGAATGAACCGGCATCCTGCCGATAATGACCTTTGCCAGCTTGGATTTGCCGCCGAAATAGGGAAAAAGTGAAGCCACACGCAACCTCCTTGCGCTCTGACCGGCTCCCTGGTATAAGACCGATGCGCTGTTCCACGGCGCAGCATCGGGGCTATAACAGGAGAACCTGTGGATCATCTTCCGTGTGGCTTCACGGTTGACTGGTTCGGGGAGTGTTGACGCATTCCCCAGTCCCGTCCTAATGTGTTGCGACCAGCATCTCCGGCACCCGCATCTCCTCCGGCTTGTTCTTGTCGTCCCAGAAGGCCGGACCGCCGAAGTCCCTGACCGCGCTGTAATAGCTCATGGCCCGGTAGCGGCGGAGCGCCTTGAGCGGGGCGAAGTTGATGGAATCCGCCTCGATTATCCGGATCAGGTTGTTGAGGAAGGCCCTGTCCGCCTCCTCCCGGTCCTGCTCGGTCCTGCCCACGTGGTACATGTAATCATGGATATTACATGCCTCGCCAATGGACAGGCCCCACATGGTGTCCGGGACCTTGAACCCCTTGCGGGCGCCGCAGCCGTTGCAGATCTCGGCCTTGGCTGCCGGCGATAGCTGCCAGTATTCGGCAGGGGCAAAGAGCAGGGCCTTGGTCATCTTCCCTTATTCAACTGCTCCAGGGACCAGGGCCGGCTCGAAAATTTCCGCCGTTGACTGGTCGAGGGTGACGATGTTGCCTTCCCCGGTACCGTGCAGTTCAACCGGGTTGTAGGTCGAGCCGTCGCCTATGGTCACGTCCCCGGCCCGCTCCAGGGCGGTATCCATCGTTTTCCAAAGCGCTCCAACGCCCAGGCCGAACTTGACCGTCTCGCCGCCCACCGTGATGGCCTTGTCCTGGACATCATATTCATCCCGGCCATAGTACAGAGCCGCAATGGACTCATGCGGGTCCGCGCTGGACAGGACAAAGATCATCGCGCTTGACTGCCCCTGCTTGTACGCGGCGAGATCAGCGCTCTCTCCCGCCCGCGGTTGGGCCATCCTTTCCAGGGCCTGGATCGAATCCCGCCGGCTCTGTTCGATCTTGTCCACCAGGCCGGCCACCGCCTGGCCATAGATTGAATACTTGCCGACGTTCACATCCTCCTCGACCACTCTGCCGTCAGGATAGGTCGTCACCTTCTCCCCCTTCGGAGCACAGCCGACAACGACCCCGAACAAGACAGCCCCGAGCACCAGCAAAATCAATCTTCTCATTTCCGTCCCTCCTCTGTTCTTCCTGATATAATGTCCTTGAACCCCCGCCCCGGGATATCCTCGACCTCCTCCAGGGTCCCGGCCCGTTTCAGATCGAACAGCCGCGCGCGCTTCGCCTTGACCATCGACTTCCAGCCGGCGACCATGGTTTTCAGCAGCTCTTCCGCCTCTGCCAGCGGTAAAACCCGCTCGATCCCGTCCACGTCCGCCACCCCGCACTCCTCTTTATCCAGCAGCCGGGCGAACCGGATCTCCCGGTCCAGCTCCATCATCGCTTCCTCGCCGCCGGGGAAGAGGGTCCCGGCCGCCGCGATCGGCTCCCGGCTGTCCCGGTCGAATTCTGTCAAAACCTCCTGCCGTTTGGCATCTCTTGCGCGGTCCAGCAGTTCCAGATCTGTAAACCGTGGAGCAGGTGCGTTTCCTTTTCCGACCCAGGCCAGATACTCACGCCAATCCCGATTACGGTCATCCTCCGGGATGAATGCATTGTCACTGGTGCGTATCACTCCATTTTCAACCTGTTTATACATAGTCCCACCTCTCACATCCTGGCATCAGCCGTATAATGCGCCATAAATCTATCTGACGGAGATACTCCTGTTGCAAGATAAATATACGCTATCCTTTTGGTTCCAGCGGAAACAGCCTGAACCGCAATATCTGTTGCCGTGTTTTCGCATCTGACATATCCGGGATTGCCATTATTTGGGCTATATACTGTTATCGTCGGTTGCCCCCTGAGTGTTACCGGAAAATCAGATCCAGCGTCCAGTATTTGGGCATTAGTGGAAATCCGTCTATAGATAAGTCCTGCAAATGAAATCCCTCCTGGCGCGATTCCACTATTATAGCTTTTTTGGAAGTACCTATAACAAAGCGCTAATTCCGTCGTTCGCTGCCGGAACGGGAACTCCGCCGGGATCAGATCCGCGCCCCCGTACAGGCCGGTCATGGCAATGTAGTTGCCGACCGTCGTCTCCCAGTCCGTGGCCCCGGATGCGGAGAAAAACTCCCCGGCCTGCCACTGGTCCAGGGTGTCCGTGGCCTTGGCGCCAATCGCGGCCACGCCGATGTACATCACCAGGCCCGCGCCGGTACCTCCGGCAACCACCTTGCTGGCCGGCAGAGGGACCATCATGGGCACGACCTGCACCGCATCCGCCGTGTTATAGGCAAAGGTGGTGACATACGAGTTGCTCCCGTCGCCGCTGACCAGGGCCACGGAATACGTGCCGGCCAGCTTCGCCATGAAATTGAAGGAAAAGGCCAGATACCTATCTGCAACCACCTGGCAGTTTTTGTCCTCGATCATGGTTTTGATGCCGTGGCCGTACTCGTTGCTTGCCAGTGTGTCGGCGGTGGTAACCGTCAACTGCGCAGCCTTGCCGAACCCGCCGAACCCCGCCACCTGCTGGGCGTTGACCACCGCCCCGTGGTTGGCCCCCTGGCAGAGGAACATGTCGAGAAAATACTTGGTGGTCGTGGAGACACTCACCGCCGCGCCCTCGTTCTCCTGGTCGATGCGCATGTCCCCATTGATAAAAATGTTGTCCATGGCGGGCACGGCATCATTGGCCATGGGTCGCAGATCCCCGATCCTTGGCACCTCGCCATCCTGGACGATGCCCGTTTCGTCCGTATCCACAACGGCCAAGGGAATGTAATCGCCTGTCGGTGGGTTAGGGTTGGCGTCGACCGCCCCGGACTGATCAACGTAGACATAGTTGAGGGAGGATGCAGCCAGCACCACCGATCCGGCCGCTATCTCGTACCTCACTCCGGCCAGGACGCAAACGAACAGGGCATGGTCGGCATTCAGTCCGCCGCCGTCGGAAACCGCGCCTCCGATTATGATCCGACTGCGGGACAAAAGACCACCGGCCAGAAAATCGTCAATCTTCTCGTTGTCGTACCACTCATCGTTCCAGTTGAAGTCGCCGGCGGCCGGCATGCGCTTCTTAAGCCTTCCAGTGTATGTATTTGCCATGGTGCTACCCTACGCGGAAAATGTGATGACCCAGGTCATGGTCAATGAGTCCGACGCGCCCTTGTTTTTGACCGGGAACACTGCCCGGCTCAGCATGGTCCCGGCAGAGGATGAGTTGAAAATACCAGCCTCGGTGATCGCCCCGGTACCCTCACCCGCAGGCCAGTCGGCAATGTAGGTCACCTGCCTGGCGCCAGGGTCGCCGGTCCCCTGTGTTTTATTGGTCAGTGCCTTGCGGGACAGTTCCGTCTGCAGGGCCGTGTCCGAGGCCAGCACGGCATTCGTGCCGGTGCCGACTGCCATGTGTGACATGGCCGCCTCGCCCGCGTCGGACATCTGATCAGCCACATGATTGCGGCCCGTCGTCACAACCAGGTTGTCGTGCCAGTAGTCCTCTTTGACCCTGCCGTGCCTGTCCCTGATGAGAAAATGGACTTTCCCCGAAATTTTCACTCCGTCCTGCATGTGCTCCTCCGTTTTTGCCGTCATGTCAGCATGCCATGATTCATCTTTGATAGTGCCGTCCTTGTCCCTGACGGTACAGTGTATTCCGTCCGAAATTTGTACATTGTCCTGCATGTGCGCCCCCTATTGCCCGAATGGTATGTTGCCGAACCCGTCCGCAATCGTCCCCGGAGACCCAAACCCGGTGCTCGCCGCCAGCACGTCGCCCAACAGGACCGTGTCCTCCGGCAGCCCTATGCCCATGTGGGCATGATATTCGTCCGATATATACGCCTCGTCGATTGCCGATTGATACCAGTCCAAAACAGAGCCGAACGGAACCAGTCCGAACTGACCGGAGCCGAAGCCGACGGCAAACTTGGCGTCCAACTGGTCCAGGATATTGACCGTGTCCTCCAGTTTGCAGTCCCAGGCCATGCCGACCGAATCTTCGAGGGCTACGGCATCTTCCAACAGCGGCGCCATGTGCCAGACTATCTCCAGCTCATCCTCGACCAACTGCTCATCCGCCAGGCCCGCACCACTCGCAACGGACAGCTCGTCGCTGCACAGCACGTTTTCCGACAGGTCGCCGGATTTGCCGATATTGACGTCCAAGCTATCAAAAATCAGAACCGTGTCGTCAATGGTGTGCTCCAGCAGGATGTAGTGCAGACACTTGCCCACCAGCCGCAGGTGGTTGATCGTTTTCGCCTTGCCCGATCCGAACACCCGGTTGACCGACCGCAGGATAACCGGCATGCCGCGCATCTTGTGGAACCCGCCGCTGGTCAGGGAGATGACATCCTCCTTTTCCAACTCCAGCTGCTCCAGGTAGGCGTTGAACTCATAAAACGTGGCCGGCCAGGCCCCGACCGCGACATAATATTCGGCCAGGGAGGCAGCCATGGCATCGGAGCGCACCAGGTCGAACAGAAAATCGTCTGGACGCTCTCGCCTCCCATGCGCCGCGATGGACTGCTGGTCCTGCCGGATCACGGCGGACTGGTATTGCAAGTCGCCGTCCAGGCGATCGATCTTGTAAAAGAGGTCGATATAATTGACCAGGTCCTGCACGCTCTGGCGTGTGGCAGAAATGGACCGCAACTGGTAATTGGCCGGCCCCAGCTCCTTGACCACGGCCTGCTCGCTGGAGGTCCGACGGATGGCCAGCTTGGCCTTGCCGGCGCTCCAGAACAGCCGCGACCGGCTCTGGCGGCAGACCTTTTTGATCGCCTCCTGCACGCTCAGGTCCCCGTCGATCACCCCGTCGATGCCGTAACTGTTGGCGGCATACCAGGCATTGGCGGCGTTATGAGTTGGCCAGTCGATCATTGCGTCGGGCAGCCCGCCCTTGGCGAGCAGGGTCCGGATCACCTTATCCGGCCGGTTGCCCGTGTCTCCGGTAACCGTGGCCGTGACCTCGTCACTGTAGACTTTTTCCCGCTTCCGGTACTCGACCTCGAACGTCACCCAGGGGATGAGTATCTTGACCGACTCGGAATGGACGTTCTTGTAGCGGATCTGGATCTTCCGATTGGCGAACCATGACCAGCTCGGTGAAATGAAATCACTGATATCGAATCGGTCGATGATGGTCCGCGAGGGCGTGTTCTGGGTGAGGAACTCGATGGAGCGGGTGTCGTTGTTGTTGGAAATGACGTATCCAGACGCGGTTTTCTGCGTGGCGGCGTTCGTGAGACTGGGGTTGACGGTGCCCACCTTGGCGGAGTATTGGAGGAGCGGCAGGGAATAAAATACTTCCAGTTTTTCCTCGGAATTTACCGACGAACACACCACATACAAAACTGTCCGGATCTTTACCCAGAAACTGGTTGCGTTGTTCCACGTGCCCGCGGAAAGCGTTATTGTCCTGTTATAACTTGACGACGTATAGGAGAGTCCCGACATCCACGGGAATTTATCCAGCAACATGTATCTGCCGGCGCTCGTCGTTATCTCGATAAACGTTATGTGCCCAGAGCCACCACCTCCGGTGGCTACGGCATCAAGTTGAATGGAAAACGTTGAGTCGACAGAATTGTTTTCCAGATTATTGAAATATATATATTTAACATGATCAAACGGGGTGGTAACAGGAACCGTAGAATATGATTTAGCTCTCGCCCACAACGAATAATTCGACGGATCACCGTTCATGGATTTGCCGACAGTTGCCTGGGTCAAGTGCGGGTGCGCCGGGTCGTAAAGTCCAACCGTCGGATCGACATTGGCATGCGGATGGTCGATGCCAACCTGGGCCTCCAGGTCCAACACGTCATCAGCCGACGGCCGCGCCAGCCTGCCGACCACGCCGATCCCGTCAATCCACACCTCGGCGTAATCGTTGAAATACCTGTTGGTTTCCCAGTGGTGCACGACCAGGAAGGCGGTGACCACCAGCCCCGGGTCAGGGCCTATGTCGGCAGCGGCCCTTAGCGACAGGGTCGGATACGCCTCGGTGATCATGGCGCTGGAGGATGTCTTGTTCTCATCAAAGGCCCAGTGCGGCTGATAGGCGGTGTTGTCCGCCTGCACCACGAACGGATACAGATCCTGGCTCACCGCCGTGGCCGCATACTGGTACGAATAGGGCTTCTGGTTGAAGATGATATTGCCATAGTCGCCGAGGTTGATCGAATAGGTCCCGGCCGGCGCCGGGTGCCCGGCTACCTTGACATCGGTGATGGACGTTATCGGCGACTGCCCGACCGTATAGGTGTGATCGGTGATGTAGCGAAACACCTCGCAGTTGTCCGGATGGCTCTCCTTCACCGTGCCCCCGTACCCCCGGGCACTGACGTAGAAAATCGTATCCGAGCGCGAGCTGTACTGAATCTTCTCATCTTCGATCTGCAGTATTCCGGAGGCCGGAAACCGGGCCAGGGACTCGTTGCACTCGATGGTGGTGGAGTTCTTGGCGATCGATCCCTTGAGGGTCGCCCAGGGCGGCGTCTTCAGACACAGCGTCGGGCACTCGCCGGCGGAACCGAAGACGAGCGGAATGGCCCGGCCGACATGCTCAGGCAGGGCGTCGGGCCACAGGTTAGTGGTGATTGTGACTCCGCAGCGGCCCGTATAGCGCATGTTGACCGACACCAGGTCCAGGGTCAGCAGCCGGGAGCGCTCGTCAAAGCGGATCGGGTCCTGGACCACGAATCGGTCCAGCAGCAGCTTGTCGGCATCGGCCAGCCCGTCGAACCATTGGTACAGCAGCACCTCGACGTTCTCCGGGTCCTCCTGCAGGAAATACAGGGAAAACGGCTGGCTGCCCCCGTTCCACAGGGTAACCGCCATCTGCCGGACCTCGCTGGAGAATTCATCCTCCGCCCCGGCCGCGTCCTCCAGCGTCCCCCAACTCTCGACCAGGGGAAGATAGGTTACCCCGCCCAGGGAGATCTCCTGGTCGGAGACATACACATTGCCGGCGACCGGAAACTGAAAGACCATAAGCTGCCGGGGCTTGCGGCTGGCAGCATTCTTGGCCAGGGTGAAGGCGGTGGTCAGGTCCGAGCGCATCAGAGCACCTCCAGCAGCAGCTCCCCGGCAAACCGCTGGTGGGCGGTCTCCTGAAAGTCCAGCGGATTGGTCAGCATGCGCACGGTCATCGAAACCCCGTCCTCGTCATAGTAGGTGAAACTGTTCAGCGCCCCGTCGGCCATGGTGTCGTACCAGGCGCACAGGGCGTCATAGTCTGCCTGAGGCAGATTACGGAAGATCAGCCGCCGGGTCTTGACATCAATGCCCAGCTCCTCGATCTGCAGCGAGCCGCCGGCGGTCCGGTCCGTGACCTGCAGCTTCTCGTGCGGCTTGGAGACCGGAAAGCGGATGCCCCGGGAAAACTGCAGCTGGTTGCCGCCCAGCACAAACTTCGGCGCCGCCATCAGACCCTCCCTTGCCGCCGTTTTGTCTCCTCAGCAATGGCCACCACGTCCGAGCGGCTCACCTGCTGATTGACATTGATGATGGTGCTGGTCGAGTAGGTGTCGCCCCCGCCGCCTCCGGCAACGAGATCGTTTCCGCCTCCGCCGGCCGCCGGTGTGGATTCGCCGGCCGCGGCCCCGGCCGCCGTCTCCTGCAGGGCGTTGAACCGCGCGATCAACTGGTCCAGGCCCTGCATGACCGCCGTCCCGTCAAAGGTCGCGACCAGGCCGATCTGCGTGCCGTCCAGCTCCCCGGCCTTGACGCCCACCGCCTCCAGCTGCTCGGTCATTGACTGCTGCGCGGCGTTGAAGGAATCAACCAGGGTCGCGGTCTGGGCCTGCATGTTGTCAATGTACACCCCGGCCATCTCCTCGCCCTTTCCCCATGCTTCTTCGCTTAACTTGCTCAGCTCATCGTACAGCCATTCTTCCACGGCCAGGACATCGCCCCCGGCCTGCTGCCACTTGGCCGCCTTTTCCACCAGCTTGCTCGATTCCTTCTGGAAATACTGGTCCGCCCCCTGGCCGATCTCCCGGTACATCTCGTCGGCGGCCTGCGCCTGTTGGTTGGCTCCTTTTTTGGCCTCGATGGCGATCTGCTTCTGCTGGTCGGACAGTTTCTGTTCCGCCTCGGCCTGGGCGTCCACCGCCGCCCTGGTGGCGTCGATCTCCTGACGGTACCTGGCCTGCGCCTGAACGGCCGCCTCCTGGCTGGCGACCATGTCCTTGAAGTTCTGAGCCGCCTTCTCGGCGAAATCAATGCCGGCGTCCCGCGCCCCCTCGGCCGCATACTTCCACTGGTCAGCCGCGTTGGTGGTCAGGTGCAGCTTGTCGGTGATCTCGGCGATAAACTGCCCGGCCCGCGATGCGCCCTGGACAATGGTCATCAACCCGGCCTCGACCGTGTACATCACCACCAATAGCCCCTGAAAGGCCCGGATCAGGCCGTCGCCGATCAGCACCCGCAGGTTGGCGATGGTGGCCGAGAACCGCTGCATCCGGTCCGCTTCGGTGTCCGCCTGGTCGCCCAACCTGGCCATCAGGTCCCGGCCGCCCGCCAGGGTGGCGTTCAGGAATGCCTGCTTGCGATCGGCATCGGTGAGCTGCTCGGCAGTCTTGCCCAGGGAGGCGGCATAATCCTCGTTGGCTTTTTCCACATCAACGATGATCCCCAGGTTATCCAGGATCATCCTCGACTGCCGGCCGACCGCCAGGGCAATATCGTCAAACGCCTTGGACACATCCTGGCCGGTCATCTTGGCCGTGGCCCGGGCCACCTCCATCAGGGAAACCACGGTATCCGGGTCGATGCCCATCATCATCGCCGTGCCCGAGGCCCGGATCAGGTCCATGGTGGCGATGGTCTCGCCGGACGCCTCTTTGAGCGCGGCGATGATGGTCTTGGCATTGGTGCCGTAGCTCTGGGCCAGGTTTTCGAAGGCGGCCTGTTCCTGCCGGGCCTTGGCTGCCATGCCGGCCGCGTCCCATGCTCCCTTCAGGGCCGCCGCCGCGGCAATGATCTCAAACCAGGCCCCCTTGACCGAGGCCCAGCCGGACCTGATCCGCTCGGTTACGCCCCGGCTCTTCTCCTCGACCTGGTCCAGCTCCCGGTTGAAACCGTCCTTGAACTCGCGGACCCGCAGGGTGCCCTGGTCGTCGACGTAGATTTCAATTCCGACCCTGCTGTTGCTTGAGGGCGTCGGCATGATGCTCCTTTACCTGGCGGTGGACGGCCAGCACCAGCCGCCGGTACCTGGGCCGCTGGTGAACCGGGATATCAAGGTCGGCCAGCGCATCCTCCAGCCAGTCCCGTTCCAGATCGCCCCAGGGACAGGCCAGATCATAGATCGCCAGGATCTGCATGGTCTGCCGGTCCCAACTTCGGACCGGGCAGGCTCCGCAGTCCGGCTCGATGCCGTCGGTTCGCTGGTTCTCGCCGCACTGCCGGCAGTTGACGGCCGGGTAGTCGAGCCAGAACCGGACCGCGTCGAGAACTTTTTTTTTGCGTCCTCCTCGCGCTCGGCGTTGAACCGCTCCACATCCACGCACACCCGGTTGATCCAGGCACTGAAGGCCGGCGAATGCTGCATCAACAGCAGCCTGGCCGCCTCGTCGCAGCCGATCTCCCCCTGGAGGGAACGCCATTTTTTCGGCTCGGCCAGCAGCACCAGCCGCCGCAGATCCGCGACGGTCAGCCCTTGCCAGTCGACGATCACCCAGGCGCAGAACAATTTGAGGTACTGCTCCTGGTCGACCACCACCCGCCGGGCCATGTGCGCCGTGTCCCAGTCAATCTTCTGCGCCTTCTCGATAAATTCGTCCCGCCGATTGCCCAGGGGCCGGACCAGCACCTGGAAGGTCTGCGAACCGGGGTAGGCGATCCACACCGGCGGCTGCTCCAGCCGGGTGTCGATCAGGTCGGCAAGATGCATTGCAGGCTGTTCCATCTGTCTCTTGTCTCCTGTCTCCCGTTTCCTGTCCCCTGGCTACGCCAGCGGGTCGGTGGTCCGCTTGTTGATGATCTCCAGCCAGAATGGGTCGGCATAGGCCATGCCGGTGGGGGCGGAGCTTGCCGCCAGCACCTGGAAGGTCAGGGAGAATGGGATCTTGCCGGGTCCGGAGACCGGGGCCTCGGGGTTGTCGACCTTCAGGTGCGGCATAATCAACTTATGCTGGTAGTTATAGGCCCCCTCGATGGCCTTGCCGGTGAAGGTGATGTCCATCTTCTTGGAGGTGAAGTTGTCCCAGTCAGTGAAGAAAGCATCATTGGCGGCGTTGTACCTGGGGAACTTCATGGTCAGCATCGCTGTCGGAAAGCCGTTGTCCATGGGTTCGTCCACCCCGTCCTGCCCTGCCACAGGTTCTGAATCCATGGGCCGGCTGAAGCTGAACTCGATGGAGCTGGGATAGATCTTCATGGTGTCGTCCAGGGCCGCCCCGCTTTGATCGTTCACCCGCACCACCGTGTTCTTGTCCATGAACAGCCGATTGACCGCATCCGGAATCGTCACCGAGGCAATGGTTACCGTGGTATTGACCGCCGAGCCCCGGTCCAGGATATCGGCAATCCCTTCAAACAAGATCTTGGCGGGCTTGTTCATCTCGGAGGTAATCTTGAACCCGTGCAGCTTGATACTCGGCAGCTCCCAGACCTTGTTGGTAAGCTTCAGGGCAGCCAGGGTGGCGAATTTTCCGAAGATGTTGCTGGCCAGCCGCAGGGTATGCAGGTAGGCGGCGGTTGCCTCCTGCTGCACTGGTGCTCCGGCAATGCCCATGATCAGGGCCAGGGCTGTCTCGAACCCTTCGTATCGCATGTAGGCTTCCGGGGTGACCTTGATATCCTTGAACCCCGGGTCCGCCTGGGAAATCCATTCCTGGCCGGCGGAATCGTCCAGCTCCATGGGCACGGTGGCCTTGATGCCGTCCGACAGAACCAGCAGGCCGTCACCGGCGCCGCAGGCGACCGGGGTATGCCAGGTGGTAGCCTTTTTCAGGCCGACGATCAGTTCGCGGCCGGTGATTTCGTTCGCCATATTTTACTCCTTGCTTTTCGGTTGGGCCTTTGGCGTCGCAGCCTTGCGCAGCAGGCCGCCGGCAATGTAGATTTTTGCCTGATCGTCCGGCAGCTCGAACACCCTGTCCCGCACCAGCAGGCGCAGTTTCGGGTGGAAGGTCTCGGGCTCCGGCCCCGGGAAATAGACTTTCATAAAGGTTACCTCCATCGGTAGAAGCGCATGGTCACCGTCAGGGTCTGCAGGGTGCGGCGCTCGTCGAACATGACCGCCGATTCGCCGACGCTCACCGGCTCGGCCAGGTCAACCAGCCCGGAGAAGGTATCGTCCAGGGCGGTAATGATGTCCGCCGCCATGTCCAGCAGGCCCGGCTCCCCGGCCGACTCATCGCCCATGATGGCCGCCTCCGGCTTGTGCAGCTTGACATAGCAGCCGAGCTGCACGGTCAAAACCTCGGCCCGCTGGTCGCCGGTCTCCACCGTGTAAGCGGTGCCGCCGTCCTTGACGCCCACCGCCGGGTAGCCGCCCGAGGCCCGGATCATCCCCAGGTCCTCGGTGACGTACACGTCCAGGTCCCGGACATACTCCAGGCTGCCCTGCAGCTTTGCTTTGATGGCGGTGAGCAGCGCTTTCATCGGCCGTTAAAACCCCTTTAAACTGTCCTGGGTAAAGACCGCCTCCCCGGCGGAGACCGCCGGCTTGTCCGCCGCACCGGTGCCGGCCGGATCGTTCGCCCCGAGCGATATCTTGCCCTCGGCCACCGAACGCAGAAAGCGGACGGCGTTGTCATAGCGCTCCTTGCGGCTTTCCGGCGGCCCGTCGCCCAGGGCATAGAGGTTGTACACCGCGATGTCCGCCGCCAGCTTGGTGAGGATCGCCGGCACCGTGGCCAGGGGCAGGGCGTACCTGCCCCCCAAATAGCCGTCAATCTCCACCCCGGCCGCCTCGATGGCCCCGGTCACGACCGATTCGACCACCGCCCCGGTGTCCTCCTCGTCGGTGAGGCCGATCAATTCCGCCTCCCGCACCTGCTTGCGGATATCGTCAATGGTGCAGTAACTCATTCCTCATCCCCGGCCTTGACCGCCGCTTCATAGAGCGCAACCAGGTCGGCCTTTTTCGCACCCTTTGGTATTTCGACCCCGAGTTTCTCCAGGGCCTCGGTCAGCTCGGGCACGGTCATCGCCTCCACCGGGCTGCTCTCCGCCGCCGGCGTCAGGGTGCCTCTTTCCAGCAGACTCTTGGCCTGCGCCTCCGTCATTGCCACCGTTGCCCCGGCATCGTAGCGGGTGCCGTCATGTAGCAGCGGACTGTGTACCGTATATCTCGGCATGTTGTCCTCCTTGCTTCAGGGGGTGGATTCCGCCCCCTATTTGTCTCCTGTTCCCTGACTACGCCACCGCGTCGACGATCATGTAGCCCAGGTCGGCGGCCGTAATCAGCTCCTTGACCGACTCGCCGGCCCGCACCCGCTCGCCGCCGCGCAGGCCGATGTCCTTATCCGGAGTCGACCCGGCGATCCGGCCGCCGAACTGAGCGGTCAGACCGAAGGTGGCGCCGCTGCGTGTATGGGCGGTCTTGTCGCGCCGGAGCAGAGCGATGTGCTTGCCCCAGGTCCTGGCCATGGTGACTGCCTGCCCTTTGCGGGCCGTGTTGACCCATGCCTCACCGACCAGGACATCCTCCAACTCGAACAACTCGGCAATAGCCCGGCGCTGGACGATCCCGGAGTCTCCTGAGTTGCCGTTCACGGCCTTTACGATCTTCGGATGGCGGCACAGCACGGAGAAGGCCGGCCGGCCGATGACCATAATGGTCGGCCGCATGACCAGCGCGTCCAGGCCGGTCATGATGACCTCCAGAGGATCGGAATTAGCAAAATCCGAGAACTGGCTGGTGCCGGACAGGGTAATCTTGTTCGCGGCCCCGTACTGGTTGGCGTCGAACACCATGCCCGCGACCCGGACTTCGCGGTCCAGCTCGACCAGGTTCATGATGCCCTCAACCGCGCGGCCCCGCGGATCGTAGTTGGGCGGAGCATTGTCCAGGTCGACCTGGGGGATCGGATCATCCAGGCCGAAGTCCTCTGTCGAGCTGGTCTCTTCCGTGGCGCTGAATTCCACCTCGTTGGGCCTCGATTTGCGGCCGACCCTGGTATCCGGCACGGTGAACCCCTCGGCCAGGGTGTGTTTCAAGTACTTGAATTCCTGCTTGCCCACGGGCACGCGGGGCAGGACCTCGTCGGCGATGAGCCGGGTGTTGCGGTAGGCGATGGCGATCGCCGTCAGTTCCGGTTGAATGGGAAACGGTGCATGCGTAGGCATTGTCTCTACTCCTCAGTTGAGTTGTCAGTTCGTTTGGCGTTGCCGGTAGTGTCCTCTTCAGCTCTTCAGGCTATGCGCCCTGGATCTGGCCGGGGCAGAGCTGCACGTCGATGATGTCGCCGGCCACCCCGGAGACCCGCGCGACGCCGATCACCCGGTTGTTGACCCCGACGGCCGGCGCGGCAGCCACCCCCTTGCCGTTGGCGTCGCTGGTAATCAGCCCGCCCCTGGTGACGGTGCCGCCGAGTTCCACCTCGGCCACCCCCATGGTGATGATGTCCACCCGATCCCCGTCCGCATCCGCGCCCAGGGAATCGCTGACCCCGAATAGGGCGTCCCCGACCGCCGCGGCCTGGATGACTTCGCCGTCGGCGGCGCCCGGCTTGACAATGCGGTAAGGGCTGATGGCCGCCCCGGCCTCGAAATTTTCCGTCAATATCGTCTTCGGCATGATGTATTCCTCCTGTTAACCCTTGCGGATCTCCGTTATTTACCGGTGACGTGGGCCACGGCCTGGCTGACCGACACGGTCCGGCCGGCTTTGGCCTCGCTTTCCTGGAACTCCCTCGCCCGGCGGGCGATGCCCTCGGCATCGTCATTGTCCGGCAGCTTGTCCTTGTCCCTGGTCGCCACCTCCTGGAACAGGCCGGATTTGTCCAGCCCCTCCAGGAAGTTCATGAACCAGGTCAGGGGCGTTTCCTTTTTCCCCTCGGCGAACTCGACCTGCTCACCGCCGTCGAGCTGCTCCATGAACCCCCGGACCCCGGCATCGAGCAGGGCCGGCGGCAGCTTGCCCGGACCATCCTTGGGGAAGTTGCGGGCAATGAACTCGTCGATGCCGCGCTTACGCTCCTTCTCGGCAAATTCCCGCTCGACTTCCTTCCTGGCGTCTTCCTTCGCCTTGGCGGCGGCAGCCTCCTCTCTGGCCTTGACGTCCGCCTCTGAGAATTGTTTTTCTTCAAGCATTTCGACCTCCGTCTTCTTGTTTTCCTCGTTATAGACCGCCGAGGTCCCATCCTCCGGGCGGTTTGCTTCCTGTTTCATATCGTCCACGTCCCAGTCCGGGATGATCCGGTCCGCAACTTCAATCCCGTCCTTTTCGATGAGCCATTCCCGCAGCCGGGCGAACATCCTGCCGATCCGCCCCAGGTTGTGGTCGTAGAACTCGAAGCTGACAGGCTCCCCCTCCTCCTCGAACTTGAGATCGGCCAGTCCCTTGACTGCCGGCGGCACCGCCCCCAGGAACCCGACGTGCCGCAGCCGGCCGTCCGGATAGAAGGCTGCCGATCGCTTCTTAAACCGGCCGGCCTTCACCAGCTCCTCGAACTCCGGCACCACCTGCTCGGCCCGGGCGAACAGCCGTTTCACTCCGCCGACCGCCTCGCTTTTCAGCTCCTTGATCCAGCCGAACGCCGGCGAGTTGTCCTTCGGGTGCCCCACGACAATCGGCGGCTCATGGTGGCCGGCGTCGAATGTTGCCACCGCCTTGTCAATCATGGCGTCGCCGTCATGTTCCCGGCCGGTCGCATCGACCTGCCTGCCGCCCTGGAAAATCTCTATCCAGTCCTCAAAGCCCTTGAACTCAGCCATTGTCAGTTTCCTCCGATGATATGTTTCGCCAGGATCTCCCGGATCTCGTGCCAGTCCTCATCCTGCAGCACCATGAACGGCCGGGCCGGGATGTCCCCCCAGGGCAGCTTCACCTTCCTGACATGCCCCCGGACCGATGCCTCGCCGCCGCTCCTGGTGGCACGGGTATGCGGCCGCACCTGGACGGTGAAGGTACCGAAGCTGTGCTTCTTCGCCCCAAAGTGATGCACCGCCGCGTACACCACGTTGGTGCCGATGCGAACGCTGTCCTTGCCCGGCTGGCTGGTGATGGAATTCATCAGCCGGTTGGTGTCGCGCAGGGGCTGCCCCCGGCGCAGCTTCAGCCCCTTCCAGGGAACCGGCCGGCCGCGCCGGGCAAAGTTGGTCCGTACCGACTCCCGGCCGATGGCTCCGATCTTGCGCATGGCCGGCGAGGAGTTGGTCATCCGGTCAGTGAGTTCTCCCAGCATTTTGTTGACCTGCCCGCGATCGATTTTTAAAGTTATGCCCTCCACCACAGAACCCCGTTTAAACCCCGTTTAAATTTTTCTGTATCGAGAGCAACCGGCCTCGCCCGTGGGTCGGGGCGCACTCTCTCGTTTTTGCAAATTTGGGCCGATTTTGGCCTTTTTCATTTCTGCTCATCTCCGCCCTGGTTCCGGCGTTGTTTTTCGAGCAGCTCCTTCAGCTCTTTCTGGCGGCTCAGCTCCTTGAGCACCGCCGTTGCCAACTGGGCCGGGTAGGCGGCCAGCCGCTCGGCCATGACGCCGCCCAGGTCGCCCCAGTAATCCTTGCCCGGGTTGGTGGCAAAGCCGGGGTCAGGCAGCATCTGCCGGGCCGGCATTTTGTTGCCGGTCTCCGGATCAACCGGCTCGATCAGCCGGTGGGTGATGTCCTTGTCCTGTACTTTCAGCCCCCTGTTTTTCACCTGGCGCTCGGTCAGGGCGATCACCGAGCAGCGGCAGCGATAGCCGTTCGGCGGATACCAGGTGTTCCACACCGGATGATCCGCCGGCCACACTCTGCCGTTCATGGCCAGGTGCGTCGGCCGGGTTCTGGAGTCGTTGATGGCGCTGTACATCCAGTAGGGCAAAACGTCCCGGTCCTCCGTCAACTGCTTGTAGCGCCCGACGTTGTAGGCGGTCTGGATGTTGGTTCGGAAGATGTTGTCCACCCGCCAGGCCCGCTTGCCCGTCCAGCCGCGCCGCTCGAAGATATCGCCGCATTCCCGTTTGAACTGATCAAAGCTGATGCCGTCATCGATGGCCCGCTCCATCGCCGTGAACACCGTTTTCAGCTCGTCGCCCTTGGCGATGCCGGAAACGGCGAACGCCTTGACCTTGGCCTCGTCGGCCAGCTTGCGGAATGCCGATGGCGCCATCTGGACCTTGTCCTTCCAGAACCGTTGCGCCTCCACCATGGGCAAGGGCTCAAGCGTCACGGTCATCGATCGCCGTCCTCCGGCCGTACATCTCCGCGTTGAAAATGGCCCGCTCGGTCATGTCCCGCAGCCCCTCCATGTCCAGGTCCGGGAACAGGGCCAGCACCTTCTCCATGGCCTCGTCAAACGAGGAGGCCGCCCGCACCGCCGCCAGAATCTTCTCTTCATTGCTGCCCAGGTCCACCCCGGCCAGGGCCGCGTCCGCCAGCCCCTCCAGAGCCTGCTGTTGAGGCGTGAACCTGCCGCGCTCCCCTTCGCTGAACAGTGGCGCCGCTCCCTGGGGCGGCTGGATCAGCTCCGCGCCCTTGTCCGGTTTGGGATAGCCGTAGGTGTCGTAGAAGTAGTCCACCGCCACCGGCAGCCCCATTTCCCTGACCACAATCCGGTCCGTCTCGGCCCGGGCCTTGAGATCGGCCTTCTCCTCGGTGCGCAGGTTCAGCCACGGATACAGCCCTGAACCGGCAAAGTTCAGGTCCACCAGCCAGCGCACCAGGCTGCTGTTCAGGCATTCAGCCAGCAAGTCGGAATCCGCGTTGCGGATCTCGTTGCGGACCTCGTCATGGGTCTGCGATGCCGCGTAACTCCCTTCGCCCCCCACCTCGGTGGTCAGGGTCTGCCCCAGGACCGCCTTGGAGATCTGCCGGTCCATGTACTCGCAGAGCGATTCATGGGTAATGTTGCCGGACCTGGACGCCTCCAGCAGGTCAATGACCATGGACTCCGGGATCGTGACCCCGGTCTCCTGGCGGATGGCCTCGATGGCCTCCAGCAGCATGTCCTTCTGTTCCTTGGTCGCTCCGGCGGGATACTTGCCCACCGCCGTCGGCGAACCCCACTTGTCCAGGAAGATCAGCCAGAACTTGATGCCGTTTTTCTTGAACCACACCGGCCACCACAGCTTCTGTCCCAGTCCCTTGCCGTAAGGGTTGTCGCTGGAGCCATAGGTGAACGTAATGAACTTGCGCTCCGGCACCGGCTCCCCGGCAACCATGTTGCCCGGCGTCAGCAGCCGCAGCTCCCGCTCGGGGGTGAAGACAAACCGTCGCGGGTGTTTGGCGATCAGCTTCTGCGGCACCCATGCGCCAGACCGCACCGTCCACAACACCTCGGCGACGAAAAAGCCGTACAGCACCGCCTGCATCAACTCCTGGATGGCCTGGGTAAAGTTGCACCCGTCCACCGCCTCGCGGACAAAATCGGCGATTGCCTGGGCCTTTGCGCTGTCATCCGCCGGGATCACCTCCCACTCCAACCCGGCCACCGCCAGGTAGCGGGTCTGCAATACACTGCCGGCATGGGCGTCCCGGTCCACCTCGTCGTACAGCTTGAGCCCCTTGCCTTTGCCCTCGCTCAGGATGGTCGGGTCCGGGTTCTCCAGCCTTCCCAGGTAGCCCTGGAATATATCGATATCCTTGGTGGCAACCGCGATCTCGTCGGTAACCGGTTTTTTGCTGGTTTCCTGTTCGTTCATTGCAGATACCCGTCAACTGCCATTGAGGCCCGCCGCCTGCCGGTGGACTGGTATTCGATCTCTCCCCCGCCTTCCTGCCTGGTGGCGTACCAAGCCAGCGCCCCGGCAATGGCCGTGTCGCCGTGCCGTTTCTTTTTCGAGCCTTTTTCGTCCGTCCTTGTTTCCGGCAGCTTGATCACGCCCTTGACCTTTTTCAGCGCCCGGTGGTCCTCGATCAGGTCGGCATCCATGGGCAGGGTGATCGACCGATCCTCAAACGCCGCCTTGTACCTGGGCATGTTCTGTAGGTACCAGGCGTCGGACAACATGACCTGGCTGATCCTGGTCGGCCCGTATTTCTGCTGCGCCACCTCGGCCAGGTATTGGCCGTTGCCGCGGGCGTCGAAGGCGCCGTGGCAGAACCTGGGCAGCCGGTCCAGTATGTAGAAGCAGATCTGCTCCTGCTGCTTAAACGGCATGTTGCGCAGCTCCACGATGAACGGGCAGCGGAAGGTCGCGCCCTGGGTCTCCTGCAGCGGCAGCATCACGGTCAGGTCGCCGGACCGGGCGAAGTCCTCGCCGAAGTAGGAAAGACGATCCTTGTCCAGGGTTTCCAGCAAGGGGACCAGGTTGTCGTCGATCCAGTCCTGGACCACGGACAGCCGGTATTCATCGTCCATCAAGGTGAACTCATCGGTCTGCTCGTAGCGCAGCACCGGGATGCCTTCCTCCAGGCAGGTTTCGACCAGCGCCCTGGTCAGCGGGGTCCCGCCGCCCTTGCTGGGGATGCAGAACAGTTCCTCGTCGGCGTCGTCACCGTAGGAGTCGATCATCTCCTGCCGCCAGGCCGCCTCCGCCTCCGGGCTCCACTCCAGTCCCCGCACCAGGCAGATCCGCTTATACAGCCCCGCCGCCAGGGCATCGTCAAAGGTGGTCCGGTGCAGGCTGTACGGTCTCTTGCCGGCCCGGATGTCGTTGATCAACTCGTTGAACGGGTTCTCCTCGCCGTCATGGGTGGAGATGATCCGCACCTCGCCGCCCCACATCAAGAGCGCCATGGCCGCCTTGAGCAGGCCCCGGAGATCGTCGTGGAACGCGGCCTCGTCAATGACGATCCGCCCCTGCTTGCCGCGCAGGTTCTTGGGCCGTGACGACAGCGCCACGATCCGGTGGCCGGAGGCAAAGGTGATCCGGAAGGTGAGGATGTCCTTGCCTTCATCTTCCAAGACTTCCTCCTGGATCTCGCCGGCAACCAGGTTGTACTGCCTTGCCCAGAACGCGCAGTCGCCGATGAACTCCTCGGCCATGTCCTTGTTGTAGCCGATGTACCAGACATCGTCCCCAGACTCGCTGGCCGCGTACAGGGCATCATCGGCCGCCTCGCTCCAGGAGATGCCGACCCGCCGGGACTTCTCGTACACCTTGACCGGCGTCCGGTCGGCCACCCATTTCTGCTGGTAGAGCAGCAGCGCGTATGGCGTCGTTCCGATCATTCGTTGTTGATCCCCAGAATAGACCGCCTGATCCGGTCGACCGTGTCGTCGGTGAGACCGGCCTTCTTCACCACCTGCTCAACCTCATCCGCGACCCTGGACGCCTTCTCCATCTTGTCCCATCTCTCCAGCAAAGCGCCCATCTTGGCCAGGGTGTCCATCATCGGCGCCGTCCGCTCCCTGGCGGACAGCGTCTCCAGATGGGTCAACTGATCCTCGAAGAGATCCCGCAGCCGCTGGATGTTGGAGCGTTTCTGCAGCCGCGCCCGGTCCCATTCATCCAGGTCGGCCGAAGGCACTTTTGATTCCTCTTTCCACCTGGCCAGACTGGTCACCGACACATCCAGCCGGGCGGAAATATCGCTCAGGCTGTAGCCCTCTGCATAGAGCCGCTGCGCCTGGGGCTCCAGGTATGCGCGATCTCCCTTCTTAGCCACGGCCCAGCTCCTTTTCCAGCCTGGCGATCTTGCTGTTGACGGAGAGCAGCTCGGCCTGGGCCATGACCAGTTCATCCATTTGCTGCGAGGCCAAGGGAATGTCGATGTCCTCGACCTCCCTGATGGTGGTGTTCAGCTCGCCCCGAATCGTCCGGCACGCCGCCTCGATCTTCATCCGCAGGCGGTGCGCTTCCTGCCTGAGTTCGGCCAGCCGGCCCTGCATCTGTAGTCGTTCACTCATTTTTCAATGTCCTTCGGATTTGTGTTCTTGCGCACCCAGGGACAAAACAGGTTGTTCGTGGCGATATGGTTGGCGTTGTCGACCATCTGGGTCGACCAGACCAGGTGGTCCCGGTAGCCCTTGGCCAGGGTCAATGCCTCCTCGACCAGGGCGACGTTGTTTTCGTACATCTTGGCCTGGGCCTCAACCCGCTTGTTCAGATTGATGCCGACCAGGATCAGTACGAGCCAAGGCCCGAACAGAAGCAGCACGATCACGCTCAGCACCGGCCAGGTGCCGATCGATTTCAGGATGCCGGCTATGGCGGTCAGAGTGGCGATCTGCTCCGGCGTCATCTATCTCCCCCTCCGTTCAAATTTCTCCTGGCAGCGGATGCACCGGGTGCAGCCCGGCGCCGCCGCCCTCCTTGCCGCCGGAATTTCCCCGTCACAGTCTTCGCAGAGCAACGGGGAGACCCCTTCCTCCATGGTGTTTATTGTCCTGTTGCGCAGCGCCCGGTTGATGTCGTCAAGCTGGTTCTGCTGGGCTCGGTCTATGTCATCCATGTTCCGTTTCCACTTCCATACCGCGTGCAGCCCCCGCAGCCAGGCAACCCCGCCCCTAACAGCCTTCAGCCTACAGCCTACAGCCTTCCCCCCGCTCAGTACGTCCACACCCGCGGCCTCGGGTGATTGTGCCCGGGCAGGTTGTCCAGGTGGATGAACCGGCCGGCCATTGGCCCGTGTTGCTTCACGCCGATCCCGTTGAAACCGATCATCAGGGCCATGTGCAGCAACCGGTGGGCCTCCGCCCCGCTGATCAGCACATCCACAGCGCCGATGGTGTGTGGTCCTGTCCGGCCGGTTGTCGAAACCCTGGCGTTATAGTCCGGGCAGCGATAGCCGGACCCGATGATCATCGGCCGATCAAACGCGACCCGCATGTCCTCCAGCCTGTCAAGAAAAGCCTGGTCGATGCCCATCCGCCCGCAGCAGCGGCACCGCAGCTCTTTCAGCGAAAAATGAGGGGTAACCTGCTCAAGAAGATTGTCCATAATCAGCCCTGCACGTGTTCCCCCGGACAGCAGGGCCGCCGGGGAACAGGAGATGAAAAAGAAGGCACCACCCACACGGTGCTTAATACCTACGTTATAGGGAGATCAGAGGGTGTTTGTTAGCCGTAACGGTTCGGAAGTGCTGAAGGGGCGGGCGAGAAGATAAATACCAGAAAGGTATTTATTTTTTTAGAGTGTACGATATTATGTCATGTCGATTAATTTTGAACCGTAACAAATTTGATCAAGGAGAAAAAAGTGCCCACGCAGAAATCAGCAAAAAAATTCCCCCTGGAGGTAGAAGTTTTTGACGCACTCCAGCAAAGTGCTATGATAACCGCAAGGGAAGTGTACCGCTTTTTATCCCGCTACAATTTGTCAGAGAGTCAGTTCCGGACCCTGGAAATCCTATACAATCAGGGTTCGCTGTGCCAGAGGGATATCGGCGAACATATTGTCAAATCCACTGGCAACATGACCACGGTCATCGACAACCTGGAAAAAAAATTCCTGATACAAAGGGTCCGTGACAAAAACGACCGCCGCCGCTACAACATCGAACTGACCTCGGAGGGAGAAAGACTGGTCAAGAAAATCCTGCCCCAACAGACCAGGGCGATAAAACAGGTGATGGAAAGAATTCCGGAGAAAGATCTGGAACAGCTGAAAAGGATATGCTTAATACTGACGGAATGGCTGAGCATCTCTACTTGAAGGTCGATTACTGGAGAAATCCAGACAAATGGACGGAGCAGCAAGTTATTGATGCCAACATAAAACTGAAGGATGTAAGGAAGGAGAGGCTGAGTTTTCTATGAAGGAGAGTATCGTCGACAAGCCGATTCGACCATTTTCCCCTCTGAATAATAATTAAGTAGTTGAAATAATTCGCTATGGTTGCCAATTATTACACTTTGTTGCCGTAGAATCGCAGATTTGCTATAGCTGCGTTTCAAATATTTTGCGGAGGGTGCAGTGGCATTTACCAAGATCCGATTTCCGGTACTGAAGAGTCTCAAAATCGAGCAGTACCAACTCTTCCCAGGCCGCGATAAGAAGGGAATCAACCACACGTTCCTGCCTGGAATTACTGTAATCGCTGGCATCAACGGCTTGGGCAAGACCACCCTCCTCAATGTCATGCTTCGTTGCCTCACTGGTACCCGCGAACCAAGAAAGTTTGACCCCTACAATCCGGTTGGCGGGGTACATAAGATGCGATCCAAGCATGTTGACTTTTTTGCCCAGAGAGTCCTTGACGAAGCCAAGGGAGCCACCGTAGACGCTGAGTTCTATTTCGGCGAGGATTTAATCCGAATCAGACGAAGTCTTCATGATCTTGAGATTCTTGGTGTTTGGAAGAACGGATCCCAAGTTGATGGGGATCAGGGCGCACTTCGCAAATCTATTGTTCGATTTTCTGGGGCTGGTGATGAGTATGACTTTTTCTATATTGTCCGTTCTTTCACTTTTTTTCTGGAAGATAAAGTCTCCCTGATCTGGAACCCCGAGGGCCAATTCGAGATTTTCCGTATTCTTTTTTTTGGACCAAAAAAGGCGCGAGAGTTCGCTCAGCTTGCCGATGAAATAAAGCAAATCGATAGTGACTACCGAAATCGTAGGGTCCAATTAAATAAAGATCGGAAGCACCTTGAGAAAGCCAAGGAGGCCACCCAAAATCTCTCTCAGTTGGAAAAGGCGTTGCGTGCCGAACAGCTCACATCCGATAACCTCAAATCACGGCTGGAGGAGCAACAAATCAAGTTGCAGGAATTATTGGCCAGGCGAACTGCACTCACTGAAAAGACCGAAAAAATTCATCTTGAGATCGAGGAAGCCACACGAACGTACCAGTCACTTGTGGAAACTTTTTTCATCACGGCGTTTCCTTCTTTGCCAGCCACAATCCAACTTATTCTCAACAATATCACGTCGGATACAGGCTGCCTCGTGTGTGATAACCCGCATCCTCAATACCCGAAATCCTTCCTGGATCTTGCAGCGAGAGGCCGCTGTCCTTTCTGTGGAGACGACACGACGTCCCGGAAGCCAGCCAAGATGGGCGCGCAGAGTAAACTCAGTCTCGCGCAAGCCGAAACTCGTTTGGAAGATCTCCAAAAGTCGCGTCGAGTGCTCAAAGAAGAACTCACGCTGGTCAATAACGAAGTCACCAAGCAATACGAGGAAAGATCCCGCATCTCTTCTGAGTATCTGAAGAGGAAGAATGCTGTGGAGACCATCAGTGCCAAGCTTCCGCCATCAGACGAAGAGCGAGACAGGCAACTTTCCGAGATCAATCGTAAACAAGCTGAACTTGACTCTCTTCGCGCTGATCGAGATTCTAAAATTCAGGAGTATGCGAAGATGCTTGAAATGGCACGCCATACTATGGAGAAACTCAAAGAACGCCTCACGGAAAGATTCTCCTACTACGCAGGTGAGTTTCTCGCCGAGCGCTGTACGCTGAATTGGGAACCGGCTAAGCGGAGCCTTGGCCAGGAGGGTGAACAACTTAGTTTTCCCCAATTCACTGTTGAAATGACTTCGGCTCTTTCCCAAGCCACGGGGTCTCCACGAAAAGACGAATATCAAGTGTCAGAATCCCAGAAAGAATTCATCGACCTTGCGTTTAGGATGGCTCTTTTCGACTCTGTCCGGGAAAAAAACGAGCGGGCCATGCTGGTTATCGAGACCCCCGAGGCCAGCCTTGATGCGGTCTTCGTTGACCAAGCTGGGAGGCTTCTGAGGAAATTTGCCATAAAGGACAAGCTCGCTCGAAATGTCGTCATTGCCACGACAAATCTCAACCGGGAGAATATGCTGAGGTCCTTGCTTGGTTTGGATGAACCAGGTGACTTAAAGAGTAAACGTGAGGCCCCCAAACGTGTGATTAACCTCCTCGCCGAAGCAGCTCCGAATGCAGCCATGCGTAAATATAGGCGGCAGTATGAAGAGTCATTTGAAAAAGCTATGGAGTTTCGCAAATAGCCAATGCAAGCTTATACTACTCAGGTTTGGTTAGTTTTCTTGATGGGTGCAGCACAGAAGGCAGGTTTGTTGCCCATCCCAAAAAGGCTTTTTCACAGAATAATTTACCTTTCCAACTGTCTTGCTCCGTTGTTTGAGGCCACCCCCACTGCAGCCACAATCGTCAAATATAAACGGGGACCATTTTATCCGACTCTTCAGTGGTATCTCGATCGACTGGCAGTCCTCGGTGTCTTGAAGGTTCAGGACGTTGAGTACTTGACCGATAAGCATGGCGTTTGGATGGAAGCCATCTATTTAACAAATAGCACAACTCGCCATGTGATTAACACTTGTACACAAATCCGCTATGGTCGTCAGATAGAGGAATACCTTACTGAAATGATTTTTGCGGTCGCTTCCATTAGCAGTCGCACATGGGACAGTGCTGCCCTCTATGATTCGACTTACGATGAGGCCGGCAAAACAGAAGGTGCGTTTATCGATTTCTCAGATCCGTCCAATAACCTCTCTGTGCAAACCGCACGTGCCTTTCAAACTGTACTACCCAAAGGAATAGTAATCTCCCCTAAAGAAGAGATGTTCCTTTACTTAAGATTCCTTGAGGCTCAAGCGGCCAAGGTGGCAGCATGACGCAGATTGATACCGATGAACTCAAGGCAATTGCCAGAAATAACTTCAATCGTATACCCAGTGTGCGTGGCGACCAGCCCAAAGCCTTCTTCCAAACGCTTCTAATCTGGCTTGCAGAATGGAGCGGGATCAAGCAATTTCGGCAAGACATCACTCTGGGATACTGTGCCCTTGTTTTGGCTCCCGAGATTGTCACAAGGGGCATCGTTCCCGAGGGGGGCAATGAGGTCTTTTGTTTCAAAGACGATAAGACCCCCCTTCTGGGCGGAAACATTTATATTACTGACTACGCGCTAAACCGGGTTTTCTGCTTTGCCGGTGGGTGCAAAGATCTCAACGATACCATTCGGATGCTCAAAAAAAACGGAGTTTCGGATTTACCGTTTGTGGCGTTCGACACGGATTCTCAGACCGTCTATGTGTTTGAAGACGGTGGAGAAAAGATAACTTGGAAATTTTTACTACGGGAGGACATTCCAAGGCCATTCACGATCGACGTATTTGAGGAAATGCTCGAAGATGTTTACGTGCAAAGCTTAAAATATCCTAATGGCTATCCTCCAATTTGGTACAATGCGAAGGAACGGATCCCATGCAAGGAAACTGAAATGGTCATCCAAAGCCATGTAGCCTGCATCCTCCGAGCAAGAGCTCAGGGATGCAGAACATCGGATTCCAAACCAGAATGGCTCATAGTAATCGAAGAGCAGAACAATGCTGGGCGTGTAGATATCGCTGTTTACCGAGATCAGTCGTGTATTGTCGTCTCGGAACTCAAAGTCCTGCGTCAATACCGTTATCCTGACCCGAACAGAAGGAAAAAGAGGCTTGAAGCTGCAAAAACGCGGGAACAGAAGAAAGCGGCCATGGCGCCAAGCCCCGTGTCCGCGGAGACAAACGAGAAATGGGCGCTGCGAGGTGCCCGTCAGGTGAAACGATATAAGATCGCTGATGGCGCTAAGTCCGCCGCGCTGATTCTATACGACATGCGTGAAACAAATGCTGACCTCCCAGGCGTAAAGACACAATGCATTGACGGAGATGTCAGATACTTACGGTATTACCTTCATAACCAACTTCCAGATGAGAGATGATTTTGCCTATGGAACCAAATTCACCACTCAATTTGAACTTTCATATCCAGGGTCAGAATTGGTCAACGGCAACAGATCTTCCAAGAATGCCACGTCATCGCTGGTATTTCGTGAAAGAGGCCTTCTCTCCCGGACTTGTTGAGCAGGCCATGGAAGCGGCACATTGCAAACCAGATGATGTCGTTCTCGATCCCTTCTGCGGAAGTGGTACCTCTCTCGTAGCTGCGGCAGCCAAAGGCTTTATTACGGTGGGATGCGAGGTGAATCCCTTTCTTGCATTCGTGTCGCGCACGAAACTCTCGCCGAGCGGTCATCTTTCCCTTAAAAAGCATTTTCCAGGTGTCTTGCTGGCAATTGAGCGTGGGCGAAAGTCTGCTCTGGAGAAAAGCTCCACATTCACTGCATCAGAGGGGAAGAAAAAGTGGCTATTCAATACTGAGATTGTTCGATCTTTCGAAGGCGGCTGGTGTAATACGGAGAGCATCCCGATGCCAACTCGTAACCTCTTGCGGCTTGCTCTTGTTGGTGCAGCCATGGATTGTTGCAATGCTACACAAGATGGGAAGTGCCTCCGTTACCGTAAGGATTGGGAAGATGAGAATTTTGGTCGAGAAGAGTTCCTTGATAGTTTTGAATCCCGCGTCGCGCAAATGACGGAGGACATCAAGGAAGCACCGCTCAAAGCGTCAACATACCGGGTTCACCACGGTGATTGCCGACAACAGCTCTCTTCGGGAGGAATCCCGAAGTTCAAACTTTGTATCACATCACCTCCATATCTAAATTCTTTCGATTACTCGGACATTTACCGCCCCGAAATGTTTTTGGGGAAATTCGTCAGGGACACGAACGAATTGCGCGCTGTGCGACTCCGTACAATTCGCTCCCACGTTCAAGCTTCCTGGTTGCCTCCCACGGAGGACGATTTTGGACCTCTATACTTCAACAGTATCACCGCTCTTCGTGAACGGAAAAAAGTGCTATGGGATCGACGTATCCCCACAATGGTTCAAGCGTATTTTGAAGACATGAAGAACGTTCTTACTCGCCTCAAACAGCACGCCCATGCAAAAGCTCACCTATGGGTTGTTGTTTCGACCTCAGCTTATGCTGGGGTCGAAATACCTGTTGATCTTATCATTGCTGACATTGCTAGTAAAGTAGGTTGGCGACTCAAGGAAATCGGTGTCATTCGCAAACTTCGCAGTTCAGGTCAGCATCTCAGAACTATTCAGGAGGAAAATAAAAATTCGCTGCAACTCCGTGAAAGCGCAATTGTCCTAACTGCGAACTAATATTATTTAGAGGGGGGGGACAGCGACGTTTATGAAATTATGTTTTTTTTGCTTAACGACTGGATATTCCAACCAAAACACTCTGCGGACAAACCGAAGAATGTTTACGTTAAATGGAGGCATATAAGGATATCTATAGACCTATTCCTCCAACGTTTTATACTTCAAAACAAATTCAACTGCCCCCCATCATCCTTCCCAGCACTCGCCAATATCTTCTCCACCATCCGCTGCGACAACCCCCACCTGGTCGCCAGTTCCCGCCCAGTGATCCCGCCCCGGTCATACTCAGCCCGGATCGCATCGTCACGGATCTGCCGGAGCAGATAATCGATGTTCCTGATGTAAAGATTCTGGCCCCTGAAAATCTGGGCCAGGATCAGGGTGATTTCAACCCCCCGTCCTGGCCTGTGCTGCTCTATGTGTTCGGCGATCCGCTGCAAATCGCCGGGCAGCTCCTCAATGGCCGGCTGATACTCGTCAGGTATGTCAATTACCCTGATGCCCAACGCTGACGCCCTCCCTTCTCGCCCAGTCCTTGAGCGCCTCGATCACCGCGCTTTTGTCCTGCACGCTGCACCATTCCAGCCGGTCACGCATTGCCACCCGCCGCACGAATGCCAGCAGCGCCCCTTCCGATCCGTTCCGCACCACCCCGGCCTTGTGCAAAGTAATCCATAAAGCCCGTATCTTCTGTGACTGCGGGTCCCTGGGAATGGTAAGGCCGGGCAGTTCAGGCTGATATTTCGGCTTCCAGCCCAAGCGGATGAAATGCCGCAGCACCCTTTCCGCCTGGTTGTCATTCAACTTGGCCGCCGTGTTCTTGCCCGTGATCCCCCGCAACACGTCCCGGTAAACCTCCTCGGTCAGGCCCAGCTCCTTCTTGGCAATATGGATCTTCGCCAGGTTCTTCTTGCTCGGCATGGCTACTCCTCCACCGTCCTCTGGCTTCTGGTCATCATCGCCCGCTCGATGGGCAGTAATCCTTCATCCGCTCCCTGTGAGTGTTCAGCCGTACTCCGGAAATTGCCGGATGCCTCCAGTTCACGCCGCACTGCCTCGTTTTTCGCATCCTCGGCGTCGGCCAGTCCCCAGGCGATCTTGATCATGTACTGATGGCTGCCCAGCGGCAGCCGCAGGCTGTCCCGGCGCTCACTCATCTGTTCCATGGCCTGCGCCCACAGCCTGGGCGGGCACGGCCGGGCCGGGCTGCCCTTGATCTGCACGTGCCCCTGCGCCACCAGGGCGGCTATCTCATTGACCAGGCGCAATGCCTTGCGCGGCTGCATCGATCCCCCCGCCGGCCTGAAAAGCGCCAGGTATCCCAGCAGTTGGCTTTGCACAGCAACCGGCAGGGCCAACGCCGCAACCAGCACTTGCCGGGCCACCGGCTCATTCAAAAACCACTCCAACGGCGCCGTGGCCCCGCATGTCTGGCACATGCCTTTCACCGCCTCACCTCCGCGATCCCGATGCCGCTGATGCCGATGTATTCCACCCCGGTGTCCCGGTCGGTGATCACATACACGCCGCGCCGGCCCCCGGCCGCCACATCATCCAGCAGCACCCCGGCCCGCACCACCTGCACCCGCCGCTGCCGATCGTCGGGGATGGCATAGCCGGTCTCGTTCGCGGCCTCTCTCTCCTTGAGCCAGAGTGTGTCGAGCCATGCGAAAATCAGCACCAGCATCCCCAGAAATATCAACCCTATGCGCATCATGTCACCGATCCTTTACTTTGATGATCTCCGCCCAGCAGCGGCAGGTCGGGCAAACCACATTGTTCGGCAGGTCGCGCTCCGGGCAGCCGTCCGACCGGACCGGCTTGCGTTTCCGCACCACGTCAAACTTCCCGCACTTCCCGCATTCACCGGTGATCAGCACCGTCCGCGTCTTCTTTATCATGGTTCCCTCCGTCGCCAGTGTTGCAGTCAACGACATCGATATGCCTGTAGGAGGTGATCAACAGCCCGCCTGTTCCCGGGGGCACCTTGATCCGAGGCGCTCTGTCCATCCGAATCCACTTCTCCATCGCCAGCGCCAGGCCGGCGAAAACCCCGGCAATAAACCCGATCAGGAATATAATGGTCGCGTCAACGCTCATCAGTCCCGGTCCTCTTCAGGGGCCACCGCGTCGTCCATCGCCTGGCCGATCTCATCCAGGGCTCCGATGGCCTGGTCGATCGCGTCGATCACGCTGTAATCGAGATCGCCCCAGTACCCAGCCGCTTTGGTGAGCGATTCCTTTGCCGTCTCGATCCGCAGCCTGGTGTACTGCCGCGCCCGCTTCTTGGTCCATTCCATCGGTCATCTCCTCCGCTCGAAATGGTGGCACTTGTCTGTCATCTGTCTTCTGTCTTCTGGTATGGCTGCTCATCAGGCCCGGGCCACCACGCCCGGACGATCCCGCCGGCGGCGGGATTTCGCTTCATACCCCCGAAAAATCCATCTGGACCTGCCGGTACTCGCCCCGTTCGTCCCGCTCGTACATGCGGTAGTACACCCGCGAGCCGGTCACCTTGATCGCGTCGGCAATGGCCTCCATGGCCTTTTTCCACGTCGCGTCTTCGATCTTGAGGTTGCGCAGAGCCAGAATCCTCTTGCTGTTGATTCTGCCTTTCTTATCGACTTGAAAGGCGCTGTCGATCAGCGCCCGGATCTCCGCCCGGCTGTCTTTTGTCCACTCCCGCAGGCAGTCGTCGATCAGGGATTTCGCCACCTGCAGCCGCTCGTCAAAATCAAGCTGATCGGACACGGCCCGCAGAATCTGGTACCTGCCGTCAAACGAGGTCAGCGTCACATTCCCACGTGCCCCGCCCAACTTTGCTCCGTACTGCTCGGCCGACATATCAAGGAACGCCTGCATCTCATCGCCCAGGCGGTCTTTAAATGCCGTTACCACGGCGGACAACTTTTTCGCCTCCTCTATGACCGAGCGGACAAATTCATCCCTGAGCAGGTCCTCTTCCTTGATCGACTCGACCGGCACCAGGTGTCCGGCCGCGTTCTGCCGGTATCCCTCCGGTATGGCTATTTTGGTCATCAGTTCGCCCTCCTGTTCAATTCCTGCACCGCCCGCAGATTCCGCAGATGGAACCACCTGTACACTTTGGTCGAAAACAGATCCGCCGCGTACACAAGCTGCAGCATGGTCAGCGGGGGAATACTTTCGTTTTCCAGCGCCTCCCTGGCCAGCTCGACAAACCGCCGGGCCTGCTCAACCGCGTCCGCAAAGTACCCGTCGAGAATCTCATCCTCAGCGAACCGCGGAACCATCCTCGCCCCCTCATCGAACGCGAATTTCCGGATTCTGTTGATCTTCTCCATCAACAGTTGATCTGTCAGCAGCCCCTGGGACACGCTTTCCTGCAGATCGGACAGGTCCCGGGCAATCATTTCCAGTGTGGTATTCATAGCCGTCTCCTTCGTTTTTAATTGGTCCGTAAGTCGCATTTAAGGCAGGCTTTATACAGCCTGATTGTCCTTGGGTTCCCGGCCCGGCTGCCGATCCGCCCGGCCCGCTCCCAGGTCTCGACACAGCGCAGCGGAGTGATCCGCCCCAGCACCGGGCAGTCGATGCCGTCGCCGGCGCCGTAGATCCGCATCACCCGCCGCTCGATCCTGTCCGTCGATGCCCCGTACTTGCCCGACAGCACCAGGGATATGGTGGTCGGCGACACACCCAGCTCCCTGGCCACCGCCGCTGTTGATTTGTTGGCCGTCTGCCGTCTGAGGATCTCCAGCCATATCTCGCTCATGGTCAACCTCCGAACAGCCCGGCGGGCGGGTCTATCTGTTTGAGATTGACCAGCATATAGGTTGTCGATCGCCCATCCTTGCCGGTCCGCCGGACATAGCCATGCTTTTCAAGCTTCCGCACATACCGGTCCACTGTCCCTGGGGTCGCGCCCGAGGGGATGACCAGGTCGCTTTTGGTGAAGCGATGCTTGGCCCGTATCAGTTTCCAGATTTTGCTCCGCTGGGATTGTTTTTTAGGCCGGTTGGGCGTCGGTCTTTTGTCCAGATCGCCGACCACCCGCCATGTCGGATTACGCCGCGGCGGCCCGTACTCGCCGCTGCGCAGCGGCTCCGGATTGTCGGCGATTTCCTTCAGATAGCCCTCCCTGGCCAGCTTATCCATGACCCGCAGCACCTGCCGCCGGTCGTGTTCAGCGCAGGCGATCATCTCGCCGAGGGTGACCGGCTTTCCGCCCCGCTCCCGCAGGCAATCGATCACCGATCCCAGCAGCGTCATGACCGGCCTCCATTGCGCACCGTGGCCAGGTGCTCCGCTGTGACCAGGTCCAGGCTGTTGCGCCTGGCAAGCTGCTCGGCCCGGCTGAACCAGATCATCGTCCGCCGGAACTTGCCGTGCCCCCGCTCATGAATGAACTTGATCCCGTCCGGGGATATCTTCGCCTCGCAGATCTGCTCCGCGATGGAGGCGATATCATCCATGTCAAAGGCCCGGAACCGCACCACCACCGAAAACCGGTCGTACAGGTGCCGGAACCGTTTCAGTTTCTGATCAAGCTGGTGCATGCCGACCATGACCACCGGCGCATTGGTGATGTCGTTGAGATCCCGCAAGACCTCCACCATGCCGCCCCGGCACAGGTAGTCCACCTCATCGACGATCAGGGTCCGGGGCTGATCGATCAGCATGTCCACCGCCTGGTTGAACAGGTCGTCCGCCTTGAACGCCGGCTGCTCGCCCAGTTCAGCGACAATGCGCGATAAGAGCGCCCGGCGGGACATGATGTCCGTGGCCCGGATATAGGGGCAGTCGTTGTCCGCCGCGTATTTCTGGGCCGTCTCGGTCTTGCCCGTGCCCGGCTCGCCGAACACCAGGGCCATGCCGATCCGGCCTTTCACCGGGGTCTCGACCACCTCCATGCCGGCCAGGAACTGCTGGACATTGCGCGTGATTGCAAACTCCTTCTTCATGCGGTATATTCTCCTCTGTTGGATTAAGGTTTTTTTGAGGCCCGGCGTTCCAGCGCCGGGCCTCGCCTTTTATTGCTCTGCCTGCTCGTCGGCCAGGATGCGGTATTTGCGCCGCAGGTCGCCCTCCAGCTGCATGTACATCCGGCCGCCGCGGCTCTGGTAATACTCGCCCAGCCACTCGGCGTTGGCCCTGGTGATGTAGCCCAGCTTCCTTGCCGAATCCCTGATCTGTCCGTACTTGTCCGAATCGGTGTAGATCAGCACCACCTTCTCTTTCGGCCGCTCCAGCTTGACCTCTCCGGCCGGCGCCGTCAGGGCGGCGCTGTCCAGGGCTATTTCGTCCATTTCCCGGTCCGCGCGCCGGTCGGCCTCGATGGCCTCCACAACTCTGGCCGCTTCTTCCAGCGCCGGCGTGGTGTACTCCTCGGCCGGTTTCGGCATGTCGATGATGTTGGCTATCCTGGCCTCCCGATGCTCCAGGATTTCGTGATGGATTGTGGCCACCGCCGTGGTCTTGGCCAGCTTGCGCAGCTCCCGGCTGCCGGCCTGGACGATCTGCTTCTGCAGCGCCTTGGACCGGGCCGCGATCTCCGCCCGGTCATGCCCGAGCCGCAAGGGATCGACCGCCGTGCACAAAAATTTGCCATCCTCTCTGAACAGGTAAACGGTGCCGAAATCCGTCGGGTCCAGCTTGACCCGCACTGTCTGGCCTTCCAGCCCGGCCAAAGTGTCGGCGATGTAGTGCCGCCGGTCGATCTGAACGCCCTTCTTGGTGATCCGCCGCAGCCCGTCGCCTTGGGGCGCCTCGGCCAGCAGCACGTCCAGCGCCCGCTGGTCGGTGATCCGCCGCTCCGTGCCCTGCCAGGCCCGCGCCACCTCGGCCGGCGTTTTCCCGTCCAGGCCGTGGTGCGGATTTTGATGATAGATGGCTTCGCACCAGCGGTCGCACAGCACCTGGAATTGCTCGGCGGTCATGTTGACCTCCACCGGTTCGCTGTCCCTGTCCATGAGCCGGTCGGCAAAGCTGCGCCGGGCCTCGATGGCCTTGCGGTCGGCCACGCTGTGCCCGACATATCCGGGCAGCAGCTCCACGATCCCGTGCGAAAATGTCCGGAAGGCCCGCTCGATGTGCGGCTTGGCCTCCGGCGTGAACGGCGGGCAGAGGACCTGCTCGATCTTGAGGGCCTCGAACACGCCCACTAGGTGCCGGGAAACGTAGTCCGCACCGTTGTCGGTCTTGGCCGCCTCGGGCACGCCCCAGTCCAGAATCGACCGCCGCACCAGCCCGGCCACCGCCGTGCTCCTGCTGGTCTTGGCGACCAGCAGCTTAAAGCGCCTGGTGTACACGTCGATGACGCCGATAAGGGCATGCCGGCCATCAACCAGCATCACGTCTGTGGGCGTTGAATCGAACTCCCAGAGCTGGTTGAGCCGCTCCACCTGTTCGTCGGCCTGGCCGAAGGCGAACATGTGCGTGGACTTCCATTCATCCGGGTTGCGCATGTACAGGTACAGGCTCTTGTGCTCGATCTTCCAGCGGTTCACGAAGCGGCGGATCGCCGCGATATGCGGGGTCTGCCCGTTAAAGCGGGCCTGCATGCCGTCGCTGATGGTCTGGACCGTGCAGTGCGGGTGCGTCACCAGCATGGATATGGCGAAATCCTGGTGCTGCCCGGTCAGGGTTGTGGTCCCCCGCCTGGGGTTATGATAGTGGTTGGCCAGGGCCGCCGGGCCGCTCTCGTTGTAGAGCCGTTGCCAGCGGAACAGGGTGGAAGGGGAGACGACCTTGACGATGGAGCGGATCTCGTCAGGCAGGGCGATGTCGCCCCGGTTGAGCCGCTCGCAGTAGCTCCGGGTCCCCTTCTTGACGCTGGCAAACCCGGCGGTCTTGATATACACGTCCCTGGCCTTGAGCACCGTCAACCTGGCGTCGGCAATCTCGCGCTGCTCCCTGGGGAGTGCGGCGTACATCGCCAGCTGCTTCTCGCCGGCGATCCGCGCCTTCTCCTTTTCCTCGGCCTCCCTGCGGGCCAGGGTAGATCCGATCTTGCCGGCCAGCCCCTTGCCCTCGCTAATCGCCAGGGCGGCCAGGTGGAGGCGGGTTTCCTCCGGCAGGCTGGATACATGATATTCCCGCCCGCCGCCCCGGCCGTTGCGGGGCCGGTTGCGCCAGTTTTTCATTTTGCCCCTGTACTGAATGGCCCTTTCCGTTCCGGGCATCCCAGGCAGTCCGGCCAGTTCCTTGGCGCTGTACCAGTCCCGAATCATGCCGCCTCCTGCGTATCAGAAGGGATGTCAAGATATTGGACCGGGCAGCCTTTATCCTTCAGCCAGGTCAATACCCGGCGGTCATTCCTGCTGCCGTTGATGGTTTCGCTCACCTGGGTGGCGCTTTTCATGACCAGATCCCTCTGAATGTCAACCAGCTTGATGCCATGGCGGAACATCCAGCTGCGGATCTCTGCGGTGTTTCTCATAACTCGGCCTCTATCCGTTTCATGCGTTTCCGTGCATCCCTGGCCCGGTGGTACTGCTTGGCCCAGGCCAGCAGCTTGGCGTCCTGGTCGCCGATGATCTGCCAGCCCAGCGGCTCGACCATGGCTCGCAGCGGCTCGATGCTGCCGACCACGGCGCAGAATATGGGCAGCGCCTTGATGGAGGGGATGTGCTCCTTGTCCTCCTGGTTGAGCCACTTCTCCAGGGTGGCCAGGGACAGCCGGGACCCGTTGCCCTTGGTCAGCCGGACGCCGTAGCGCTCCGCCAGGGCGTTCATCGCGTCGCAGACCTGCTCCCTGGATTTGCCGCACTGGTCGGCGGCCGCAGCCATGCTGGCCTTGATGTCCCGCAGGACGTTCATGGTCGGCTGCTCAAAAATGGAAAGCTGTTTCATTTTTAATGGGCGTATAGATGGATATACTCTTTCCCTATACGGCCGTGCAGGGAGCCAGGTTGGGTGCCACTTGGAATGAAAACATGGACAAGACACCCTTCATACCGATCCATGCACGCTGACATGGCAAGTTGATCTGTGATTATATCCTTGAGGCCCTTAACCAGATAGCGACGACCATTGATGAATACGCCGCGTTTAGTGACACGCCTGATCACTATTCTTCCACTGTCCGCCATACCCCCGCTCCTCCATCCATTCTTTTTTTTTCTCCGGACGTTGACCGGCTTAATTCCTTGGTGTAGTTTGAAATTAGAATTGTGTAACTTTTCACAACTTTTACTACATTTTTAAACTACGTTTTTATAATTATCAAGGGATAATTTTTAATTTCGTAGTTCAGGGGCGATAAGTTTCCCGTGTTTGGTTTTCTATTTGCCCGAAAATATTAAATATACTCTTTGTTGGCGGGCGAAAAAATTAATTTCGGAGTTATTTCGGAGTTCCTGTGTCAAACTACGAAATTAACAATGAAGGGTTTGCCGATAGATTGAAATTGTTAATCGGCGATGAAAAACCCTTTCCCTGGGCGAGCAACATCGGCTTGACGCCAGGTGTTTTTAACAGAATGTGGAACGAAGGAATACCGCCAAAAGCGCAGCATCTCCTATTGATATCAAAAAAAACAGGGGTTTCTCTTGATTGGCTGCTCTCCGGTGTCGGTCCAATGTATATCAAGGACAAAGGCGAGGAGACTACCAAAGATCGCGGCTTTGTTTATATCCCAAAACATGCTGCCCCAGATCCGGAAGAATTCGACTATGTGCCAATGGCGGAGGTCCAGCTATCGGCCGGTAACGGTGCGTTTGTGTTGTCGGAAGACATGCAGGAACACTACGCTTTTCGGAAAGACTGGCTTTCCCGGACGGTCAGCAGCGCCAGGAACGCCGTCCTGGTCCATGTGACCGGCAATTCCATGGCGCCCACCATCATCGAAAACGACGTGGTCATGCTCGATACCGCCCGCCGCCACGTCTACGACGGCAAGATTTACGCCCTGCGCATGGACAACACCGTCATGGTCAAGCGCCTGGCCCTCCGCCCGGCCGACCGCATCCTCGTAATCTCCGACAACAAGGAGGAGTACGAACCCTACGAAGCCGACCGCAAAGACATCCACGTCCTCGGCCAGATCGTCTGGTTCGCCCGCACCCTCGTAAAAACCGACTGAACATCCAAACTTCAAACATCTTTCCCGAGGGGGAGGGAAGAAATGCTCTGGACGTATAAAACCGAAGTAGGGACATTCTGGATCAAGCCCAACAATAAATTCCGTTTCACCCTGGGCATTAACGAAGAGGTCCTGGGCAACTACAACACCCCGAACCAGGCCGCCGAAGACGTCTCTTCCCGCACCACCGGCCACCTCCTCTGGGACACCTACTCCCCCACCCCCACCCCCTCCGACCTAACCCAATGGAACTTCTACAAAAAATAATATGAAGCGTTTCTTGGATGTTACATTGCATGGCCCACAGCACTTTTCGAGTGCTCCTGGCGACAACCTCTGTTCAAGGGCACGGAGGCAATGTCGTCTCTGGTGGTACCTGGCCAGACCAGGGAAACATTAACAAAGGAGCATATTATGGCCAAAACAAAAGACCGTAAGCTCAAAAAGGTGCATGTACCTGCACACACGAAGAAAGTTAAGGGAAAAACTGTTAAGGTGCGAGAACATTATCGTTCCACACCTGACTGATTTCTTCCTTAATTAATTCGTGTTGCTGTGGCGCCGTGCAGTTCTCATTAACAGGCCTATGAAGTGAATCCTATAAGGAGATAGAAATGCCAGAGACAAAGACAAGAACACTTCATTATAGACGTATTGCCTGGATAGACGATGCAAATAGCGAAACACTTCAAAAATTAGTAGAAAATGCACATAGACTCATGTCAAAAACTAAAGATCGTACATTCCCTTATGGTCGGGGTGAAATTCAAGGCCTTCGCATAAAGGAAAAAAGAAATGTAGGATTATTTCTTCATATTTCTTATTCCATCCCAGATCAACCAACATCTATAGTGCCAAAACCATCAGAAATAGACGAAACTGATGTAGGTACAGCAAACCCGCCCAGATTATATGATTTTATGGAAGGCGATGTAATGATATTACTACGCGATAACCATTTGGTTTATTGCTCAAATGGCGCACATGAATCGGTCCTTCAGACATACTTTGAGCATTGTTTAAACAAAATAGGCTATGAAGATCCATGGGGTGCTTTTAGCATTGAAAAAGTTGCAAATGTTGACAAAACCAGGCTTTTGCGCGACGAAGGTGTACAGAGATTGAAATTGGGTGCATCTCTTTATGATGCTTCTGTCGATTACCTTGCAAGACATCCCGGTCAAAGAACAATTAAAGACAAGCTAGTAGGGAGAATTCGTGATGAAATTTTAGATATTTTTTCAGAAGACTCTAATAGTGAATTACGTGAATATCATGACAGGGAGAACCTTCAGGTTTTACTGGAGATTAGGTTTGACAGTAGAAAAAAAGGTGGCGAAATAGGAAGAAAGAGAATAGAAAAAACAGCAGAAAAACTTGTTGAAGAAGAGGATGAAGGTTTTGTTATTGTTACTGGTACCGGAAAACAGCTAAAACCAAGTGAGGTAGTATTGAATACAAAGAAATCAATTAAAATAATGGGTAAATCAGTAAATTGTTCCGATGCGTGGAAAAAGTTAGAAAATTATATGAACGAGCTTCACGACCTTGGAATGCTAGCGCAGTGAAAAACCAATTAGATATTAAAAAAGTAATTTTTGGTATTACCATCTTTCTTTTTGGTACATTTACATCATATTGTGGTCAACCGTTAATTCATGGAAATGACAATGCTCTTGGAGTAATTGTTACAGTCTTTTCGATACTTGCTGGTTTTCTTGTTGCAATTATCGCTATCATTGGTGACCCACTCATTTTGTCCCCTGGTTCTTGGCGAATTGCTGAAAAATATCGGCAAACTGCACATAACAGACTTGTACGTCACAAGTGGCTCTTCCTGTTATACCTTATGACCCTCGGTTTTATTTTTGTAACAATGCTGATTCCTGCCACCTTGGTGAATACAGTTATTTGGTTTGAGCGTATCTACCTTTTTTTCGCTTCAATAGCTTTTATCCTGTCTTTACGACTTCCTGGAAGCTTAATGAAGTTACAGGAGGAGCGAATGGATAGTATAATAGAGAGCAGACGGTTGAGGGAGAATATTAGGCCGGCTAAAAAAAATAAAAATTAAGTTAATTTGAACCAGAATACGGTCCCAAACCTTGCGTTAATTTTCCCCAAAATTGGAAATTTGGCTCCACACCTGGTACATGTATAGTCGGCTTTAGCCCAAGTTTAATTTTTTGGGACTATTTCATAATCTTCACCAACCGTCCCCCAACCATTTAAACCAAAAACCCCCTTCGTTCCTGGTCTCATACCTTATGACCCCCTACATTGTTGACCATGGTGCCGACAGGGTAGACTGTCATCTTGTAAGGATCATACGGCCTCATGTATTCCGGGAAAGAAAAACCTTCTCTGATTGAATCAAGCCACAGGCCATAGCAATCC